CCCATCCAGCCCGGCGAGTTCCGAGATGTAGATGTGCCAAGCGGCTCAATCAGGGACAACATCCTGCCCCTGCCGTACAAAGAGCCAAGCCAAGTGCTGTACCAACTGTTTGACCGCATCGTCCAAGAGGGGCGTTCGTTCGCTTCCAGCGGTGACATGAAGGTCAGCGACATGAGCAGCCAAGCTCCCGTGGGCACCACACTGGCCATCCTTGAGCGCACCCTGAAGGTGATGGGCGCAGTCCAAGCGCGGATGCACTTCACGATGCGGCAAGAGTTCAAACTCTTGAAGGTCATCATTGCCGACTACACCCCGGATGAGTATGACTACGAGCCCGTGGACGGTAGCCGCAAGGCCAAAAAGACCGACTATGACTTGGTGGACGTGATCCCCGTGAGCGACCCCAATGCCAGCACGATGGCCCAGAAGGTTGTGCAGTATCAGGCGGTCCTCCAGCTTGCTCAGTCAGCCCCGCAGTTGTACAACTTGCCCCTGTTGCACCGTCAGATGATCGAGGTGTTGGGCGTCAAGAATGCGGCCAAATTGGTGCCGATCGAGGACGACTTGACCCCTGTGGACCCTGTGCTGGAGAACCAGAATCTGTTGACCATGAAGCCTGTCAAAGCGTTTGTTGAGCAGAACCACGAGGCCCACATTCAGGCACACATGGCGGCTATCCAGAATCCGAAGATTCAGCAGATGATGCAGCAGAACCCACAGGCGCAGGCGATCATGGCCGCAGCAATGGCTCACATCAACGAGCACATGGCGTTTGAGTACCGCAAACAAGTTGAGATGGCGATTGGCGTGCCTCTGCCCACCGAGGAGCAGAACAAGCACATCCCGCCTGAGATTGCAGACAAGATTGCGATGATGGTGGCCCAGGCGTCCCAGCAGCTTACGCAGCAGGCGCAACAACAACAGGCTCAGCAACAGGCTCAGCAGCAAGCCCAAGACCCTATTGTCCAGATGCAACAGCAAGAACTCCAGATCAAGATGGAGGAGTTGAAGCTCAAGCAGCAAAAGCAACAGATCGACGCTGCGGCCAAGGCCGACCAAATGCGGATCGAAGAAGCACGTATTGCGTCTCAGAAAGAGATTGCGGCAATGCAAGTCGCGGCTACAGCAGCCGCTGCAAAAGATAAGCTCGATCGTCAGACCGAGACTGAAGGAGTTCGTATGGGCATGGATGCGGCCAAACACCGCGCTCAAATGGCCGTACAGCAAGCGCAACGGGCAGCGCAGAAATCGCCTAGTAAACCCAAGAAGGAGTGAGTTTGAACGACTACAAGTTGTTGGCTGTAGTTGCCAAAGAGATCGAGAAGATGCGGCAGGAGCAAATCGCCTTTGTCGCTGCAAGTCGAGCCGATACCTTTGACGAGTACAAAAAAGTCTGCGGAGTCATCCGGGGTCTGAACCTCGCAGAAAACGTTATTAACGACCTTGTGCAAAAAATGGAGAAATCTGATGACTGAGTTTGACGTAGCGGCAGTAGACCTGTCTGGAATCTTGAACACCACTGCGGAGCAAAAAGCCAAGCAGTTGCCTGACCCCAAGACCTTCCACATGTTGTGTGTTGTTCCCGAAGCAATGGAGGAGTACCACGACAGTGAGGTGGGGTTGATTAAAGACTCCAAGACAATGCACTATGAGGAAGTGCTCACTCCGGTTCTATTCGTTGTGAAGCTTGGCCCCGACTGCTACAAAGACACTACCCGGTTTCCCAGCGGACCGTCGTGCAAGGAAGGTGATTTCATCATCGTCCGACCCAATTCAGGCACCCGCCTGAAGATTCATGGCCGTGAATTCCGCATCATTAACGATGATTCGGTTGAGGCGGTTGTGCAGGACCCCCGTGGAATTACACGAGCATCATAAGGAACCATCATGGCGACATTGCCCGCATTTAAAGGTGAAGACTACAAGTTTCCTGACGAACAGGAGGCCGTTGTTGAAGACAAGTTTGAGGTAGAAATCGAGGACGATACCCCTCCAGAGGACCGTGGGCGCAAGCCTATGAAGGAGCCCGTGGAGGACCCGACCGAAGACGAACTAGCCTCTTACGACGAGAAGGTACAGGCTCGCATCAAGAAGTTTACCCGTGGCTACCACGATGAACGTCGCGCCAAAGAGGAAGCTCTGCGCGAACGAGAAGCCGCCGAAACCTTCGCCCGACAGGTGTTTGAGGAGAACAAACGTCTCCAACAGCAGCTTTCTACGGGTAGCAAGGCGTTTATTGAGCAGACGCAATCCACCGCTGAAATCCAACTTGGTGCTGCCAAAAAGCGGTACAAAGAGGCTTATGAAGTAGGGGATGTGGATGCACTTGCCGACGCCCAAGCGGAGATTGCCCAGGCTACTTTGAGGATGGACAAAGCTGCGGGTATGCAGCCCATCGAAGTGAATGAGAGGCAATTTGTCCCCGCGCAACCCGAACCTCCCAAGGTAGACCGCCGCACTCAAAAGTGGATGGACGCCAACAAAGATTGGTGGGGTCAGGATGAAGAAATGACTATGACTGCTATGGGGCTTGACAAGAAGTTACAAAAGCAGTATGGTGCGGCCTATATAGGTACTGAAGAGTACTTTGAAACCATCGACAAAACGATGCGCAAGAGATTTCCTGAGAAGTTTGAAAACGCTCAGAGCGATGAGGATGACGAACCGCCTCCAAATAAAAGAACGTCAGACCCGGCTTACGAGGATGATCCTCCACGCCGTGCAACAAAACCCGCTGCGGTAGTGGCTCCGGCCTCACGTAGCACCCCGCCTAACCGTATTAAGTTAAAGGGGTCCGAAGCTGCGATCGCTCGCAGGCTTGGGGTCCCGATTGAAGAATACGCTAAACAGGTTGCCAAACTAAGAAGAGGTGAATAATGGATCAAGTTCAAGTCAAAGCTGCTGAAAAAGCACAAAACCGTTTGAGCCGTGAGTTGGACTCTCGTGCTGTGATGCAACGCCCAACAGCGTGGCGTCCGCCTGAGACCCTACCCGCCCCGGATGAACGTCCGGGTTGGAAGCACCGTTGGGTGCGCACTGCAACGATGGGGACTGCTGATCCAAGCAACATTTCTTCGCGGTTACGCGAAGGCTACGAGCCGTGTAAAGCGGACGAGTATCCCGAGCTAATGATGCACGCTACCACCGAAGGCCGCTTTAAAGGCAGCATTGAAGTGGGTGGACTGTTGCTCTGTCGGATTCCTGCTGAGTTTTTGGATCAACGTATGAAACACTACGATAACCAAAATCGCGCACAAATGGACTCCGTGGACAACAATTTTCTTCGTGATAGTGATCCTCGTATGCCTCTGTTTTCAGAGAAAAAGACGAAGGTTACTTTCGGTTCTGGTTCATAAACTTGGAGTCTTAAATGGCATATCCTACGATCGACAAGCCTTACGGCTTGAAGCCGATCAATCTGTATGGCGGTACCCCCTTCGCGGGCGCTACTCGCCAGTACCGGATTGCTTCGGCATACAACACTGGAATTTTTTACGGTGATGTTGTTGAGATGATTAACGATGGCACGATTATCAAATCTGCTATTACGTCCGCTCGCGCAACCGTAACGACTTCACAGGTCATTGGCATTTTCTTGGGCTGTTCTTACGTTAACGCGCAAGGTCAGACCACTTTTGCTCAATACTTCCCTGCAAACACCACGGCTCCCACGGGTACGTTCATTACCGCTTACGTGTGTAATGACCCCAACACCCTGTTCAAAGCTGTGATTGCCGCAGGCACAACTGCTGATGGTGCAGCCTCTGGCTTGTTGCCTTCTAGCACTACGCAATTTACCGTCATTGGTACTAACGTAGAGTTGGTGCAGAACAGCGGTTTGACGACTACTGGCGATAGCCGTGTAGCCGTTGCAGCTTCCGCCACCACTGGAACACTGCCCATGAACGTTGTTGACGTTGTTACTGACACGTCTTATGTCAACGGCTCTGGCAACGTTGTGTTCCCCGAGGTCATCGTTCGTTGGAACTTTGAAATCCATACCACCACTATCGCTTCTGGCGTTTAATCAAGGAGCTAAATCATGGCTATTTCACGCGCACAACTGCTGAAAGAGTTGCTCCCTGGCCTGAACGCTTTGTTCGGTATGGAGTACGCTCGCTACGGCGAAGAACACAAAGAGATCTACGAAACTGAGACCTCTGAGCGTTCGTTTGAAGAAGAGACCAAACTGTCTGGATTCTCCGCCGCTCCGGTGAAGAACGAAGGCTCTGCAATTGCTTATGACAATGCGCAGGAAGCTTGGTCAACCCGCTATACGCACGAAACCATCGCCTTGGGTTTCTCGATCACTGAAGAAGCGGTCGAAGATAACTTGTACGACAGCTTGTCTGCTCGTTACACCAAGTCCCTGGCTCGCGCTATGGCTTACACCAAGCAGGTTAAGGCCGCTTCGGTTTTGAATAACGGTTTCTCCAACACCTACGCAGGTGGTGATGGCGTTTCCCTGTTCAATGCCAGCCACCCCTTGATCTCTGGCGGTGTCAACAGCAACACTCCCTCCACCCAAGTTGATTTGAACGAGACTTCTTTGGAAGCCGCCGTTATTCAGATCGCCGCTTGGACGGACGAGCGTGGTTTGTTGATCGCAGCCAAGCCCAAGAAGGTGGTTGTTCCCCCGAGCTTGATGTTCGTGGCCAAGCGTTTGCTGGACACCGAACTGCGAGTCTCTACTGCTGATAACGATATCAACGCTATCAAGCAAATGGGCGCAATCCCCGAAGGCTACTGTGTCAACCACTTCTTGACTGACACCAGCGCATGGTTCCTGACCACTGACGTGCCCAATGGTATGAAGCACTTTGTCCGTACTCCGCTGCAAAACAGCATGGACGGCGACTTCGACACTGGTAACGTCCGTTACAAGGCCCGTGAGCGTTACAGCTTCGGCTGGTCTGATCCCCTCGGTATGTGGGGTTCTTCAGGTTCGACCTGATAGATTCAGTACGGTAGAGGTGACTGGCCTGCCACTAGGGCTCCTTCGGGAGCCCTTTTTATTTGTTGCGGCCCACCAAAAACCATGATATATTGGCCACATTCCGGGGTTCCCGGTGTATCTGACAGTCCCGGCTGACGACATGCAGACAGATACGCCTCATTTGCATGTAAGGAAAAGATCATGGCAAACACGACTTTTAGCGGCCCAGTTCGTTCCGAAAATGGCTTCCAAGACATTTCTGTCAACACCACCACTGGCGCAGTCACTGTTGACGCTACATTTGGTGCGACTACCAGCGTGACCAACCTGACAACCACGAATCTGGTTTTTACTGACCAGAATCACCCAAGCACCGCCGCAATTAACGCAACGGCTACAGCTACCGCAGCACAAGTTGCTACGGGATATATCACTTCCACTTCGGCGGCTGCAACCACCATTACACTGCCCACAGGTACAGATCTTGGCACTGCTATTGGCGCAACTCGCGGTACTGTGTTGGACTTGTATGTTGATAACACCGCAGGTGCAAGCACAGTGACTATTGCTGTAGCTACCAATGGTATTTTGTCAACCGCCGCCGCTGACACTTCTGGTA